CTTCGGGCGGTGGTGGGGGTGCAGGCGGGGCGCCAGCGGCAGCCAAGCCAGCGGCAGCCAAGCCAGCGGCAAGTGCAGGTGGAAGTGCAGGCGGAGCAACTCCAGCAAAACCTAGTCCTCAACCACCTGAAGGATCTGGCTCTGCATCAGCGGCTGAAAAAGTTGACTTAACAAAAATATTAAAATTTACTGCTAAATCTGGTAGCCAACAAAATTTTGAAGGGCTAAACGAAACATTTAAAAATTCTGTCATTTCTGCCGCAACTGAGTATAACAAATTAACCGGTGGTATGTTGCAGATCAACAGTGCCAAGCGAGACCCTGCAGACCAACAAAGAATATGGGATGAATCAGTGGCTGCTGGTAGAACTGGTAGAACTGCCAGCGGCATGCCTATTGGTAAACCGGGACGAAGTTTACATGAACGAGGTGAAGCAGTTGATATTCAAAATTATCAAGATCCAGCGGCTGTGTCTGCTCTTGCAAAATACGGGTTAACGCAGAAAGTACCTCAAGATCCTGTGCATTTTCAAGCTGCCAACGGTGGCATAGTTCCTCCGTTGCCCGGCGGATCAACAGTGCTAGCAGGTGAAGCCGGGCAGTCCGAAGCAGTGGTTCCATTGCCGGATGGCAAGACAATACCTGTGCAAATGGTTGGCAATGAAGAACAAATGAGTATGATGACAGCACAACTGGATAGACTGGACCAAATGGTACGCATAATGCAAACTCAAGTGGGTGTGTCAGAGCAAATATTGAAGTATGCACAGTGATCACGGTAAATATAAAACTATGGATTTCTACGTATATCAGTACATAACAGAGTCAGGCACACCTTATTATATAGGTAAAGGGTCTGGTCGTCGCATCCATCGAGAACATAGCAAAACAACATTACCACCTCTAGAACGTAGGATTATTGTTAAAGATAACCTTACAAACGAAGAAGCAAAACAACTGGAAAAAGAGTTAATCACAAAATACGGTCGTAAGTTAGACGGTGGTCTATTGGACAATATTAAAATTAACCAATGGGCGTGCCATACAGGATGGACACATTCAGAAGAAACCCGTCGTAAAATCAGTGAAGGTAATCGTGGTAAAACTCGCACACCAGAACAACGTGCCAAGTTAATGAAACCGCGTCCTCCCGAAGTGATTGAAAAAATAAGACAGGCTAATATTGGTCGTCCGTACGATCCTATTAGGGCTGCAAAAATTTCTGAAACACTAAAACGTAATAATGCTGAGCGCAGATTAAAGGAACAATTAAATGGCTGAATCAACAGTTGGTAGCGAATCTGGCCCAGGTCGCAAAAGAGGCTGGCTCAAGTATTTCAAAGTGGCCGCAGGTGACGCCAATGGCCAACTGAGTCCTATCTCTGGGCGTAATCAGGCTGGTCTGCCGGGATACGATCGCCAAAATGGCTACACTGGCAACGCCGGAACAGGCAATGATTTTGCATTTCGTAACTATGCCAGCCGTCTGCCTGAAGTTTATTCTGGACACCCCAATCGTATTGAACGTTATAATCAGTATGAAAACATGGATCTTGACAGTGAAGTCAATGCCTGTTTGGACATCATTGCAGAATTCAGCACACAGAACAACGAAGATAACAACACACCCTTTGATATCACATTCAAAGATACTCCCACTGATCACGAAGTAGAAATCATTAAAAAGCAGTTACAGCAATGGACCAAACTGAACAAGTTGGATCAGCGCATGTTCAAACTGTTCCGTAACACCATCAAGTATGGCGATCAGTTGTTTGTGCGTGACCCAGAAACATTTGAAATGTACTGGGTTGACATGGTCAAAGTCAGTCGTGTGATTGTGAACGAATCAGAAGGCAAGCGTCCAGAACAGTACATTATCCGTGACATCAATCCCAACTTTCAAAATCTAAGTATTGCACAAAAAACCACCAGCGACTACTATGTGAGTCGTTCAACAGGTAGTACAGGACAAACCAACTACTCAAGTCCCAATGGCGGATCAGGTGGTGGTGCTGGCGGCACTGTGGGCAACAGTAGATTTGCCCAGGCCATGAATGAAACCTGTATTGATGCCAAGCACGTGGTGCATTTGAGTTTGAATGAAGGCTTGGATTACTTCTGGCCATTTGGACAAAGTATCTTAGAAAACATTTTCAAAGTTTACAAACAAAAAGAACTTCTGGAAGACTCTGTGCTGATCTATCGTGTGAGCCGTGCTCCAGAACGTAGAGTGTTTAAAATTGACGTGGGCAACATGCCCAGCCACATGGCCATGGCCTTTGTGGAACGTGTTAAAAACGAAATGCACCAGCGTAGAATTCCCACTGTGAATGGTGGTGGTGCAAACTTGATGGATGCGTCTTACAATCCACTTAGCATCAACGAAGATTACTTTTTCCCACAAACAGCAGACGGACGTGGCAGCAGTGTAGACACCTTACCTGGCGGCACAGGGCTGGGCGAAATTGACGATTTAAAGTACTTTAACAACAAAATGGCCCGTGGCCTGCGTGTGCCATCAAGCTATTTGCCCACCGGTCCTGACGACTCGGACCGTGCAATGAATGACGGAAAAGTAGGCACAGCACTGATACAAGAGTACAGATTCAACCAGTATTGCGAACGTTTACAGCGTTTAATCATGCAAAAACTTGATGATGAATTCAAGATGTTCATGAAATGGCGTGGTTTTAACATCGACAACAGCATTTTTGATATTGTACTAGGTCCACCACAGAACTTTGCCAGTTACCGTCAAGCAGAAATGGACACCAGTCGTGTGAGCACATTTGGTGCACTAGAGCAATTGCCCTACATGAGCAAGCGTTTCTTGATGGAACGTTACTTGGGATTGAGTCAAGAAGAGATTGTGGAAAACGAAAAACTCTGGCGTGAAGAACGTGATCAGCCTGAGTTAAGTACTACACAAGGACAAGACCTACGTAGCATTGGTATTACTCCAGCAGGTATGGAAGCAGATATCAACACTGGTGAAGAACTGGCTGCTATGCCACCTGCAGGCGCACCCGATGCAGGTGCCTTGCCAGGTGCACCAGCAGGTGCAGGAACAGCACCCACAGCAGTTCCACCACCGCCAACATCATAAATACCTGTATGATACTAAACGAACTTTACCAACGTGAACCTGAAGGCTACCAAGATGTTGCTCAAGACAACAGTCAGCCTCAAAAGAATCAACTGCGTAAAACTCGTTTGACACTACGACAATTGAGCAAGCTACGTCAGATGAACGATGTACGAACTTATGAATACAAAGAGAAACTCAAAGATATTCGCAAGCAGTATGCTCCCCCGGCCGCCCCTCCTGGCCTTTGACCCTGTCATAAATTAGTCAAAACTACCAGTTTTGGCGTCTAAATATGCTCAGTTTACTGCTTTTGTGTAAGTAGTAAACATGAGCCATAACCTTTTGGAGGAAACAATATGACATCAAAATTTGAACAGTTAATTGAATTCGTAATTAACGATGAAGAAGCAAAAGCTAAAGAACTTTTTCATGATATCGTTGTTGAGAAATCACGCGAAATCTACGAAAGTCTAATGGAAGAAGAAGAACTAGCCACTGAAGAAGTTGACGAAGGCATGGATCCAATGGAAATGAACGACGGCGACGGCGACGCTGCCGACAGTTTGATCCGTTCCGTAGAAACTGAAGAAAAAGGCATGAACGAAGAAGACGACATGGATGCTGAGTTTGACGACGAAGCAGAAAAAGACGGCGATGATCTGACAAAGGACATGGAAGGTGACCACGATGCAGGTGAAGGCGATATTGAAGATCGCGTGGTTGACCTAGAAGACAAGCTGGACGAACTAATGGCTGAATTTGAAGCCATGATGGGCGGCGAAGGTGGCGAAGAAGAACAAGAATTTGACATGGATGCTGGCGGCGACGCTATTGAAATGGATGACACATCTGAAATTATGCCAGAAATGGGCATGATGGAAGCTGTAAGTTTGTCCAAAGTAGCTCCTGCTAAAATGGGCGACGACGGTGCCAACACCAAAAGTGTAGTGCCACAGAACTCAGGTGCCAAAGGTATGCAAGGTTCCCCAGTTAAGATGACTGGTGACACTGCACAAGGTCGTCCTGCTCCATCTGTAAAAGATATGGGCATGACAACCAGTCCCAAGCAAGGTGCCGCACCCAAGCCAGTGACAACACAGGCTGCAGGCGTAAACACTAAATCTCCAGTATAAGAGATTATGGCTCGTTACCTACAAGAACACTTGACATTCTCACAAGCGCAGGTCGAACTGCTGAGTGAGGATGCTCAGGATGGTTCTGGTAAAACCCTTTACATGCAAGGAATTTGCATTGAAGGTGATAAACGCAATGCTAATGAAAGAATATACCCTGCTCACGAAATTCGTAAAGCAGTTGGCACTATTAATGAACAACTTAAAAGTGGCAATTCGGTATTGGGAGAAGTAGATCATCCAGATGATCTTAAAATTAACCTAGACCGTGTGAGTCACATGATTGATAAAATGTGGTGCGACGGTGCAATAGGTTATGGAAAATTGAAGATATTACCAACGCCAATGGGTCAACTGGTTAAAACCATGTTGGACAGCGGTGTTAGATTAGGTGTTTCAAGTCGTGGGTCAGGAAACGTCGACGACAGAACAGGACATGTCAGTGATTTTGAAATCGTCACTGTAGATGTAGTTGCACAACCCAGTGCTCCAAATGCATATCCCACAGCAATCTATGAAGGCCTCATGAACATGAAGTACGGTCATAGATTATTGGAAGTGGCACGCGAAGCCGGCGCGGACAACAAGGTACAAAGATATTTGAAAAGTGAAGTAGTAAAACTGATCAAAGATCTTAAAATTAGGGAGGAATAAGCATGTTAGATGCTATTAAACCGTTACTAGATAGCGACTTGATCACCGAGGAAACTCGCCAGGAGATCAACGAAGCTTGGGAAGCCAAGCTGGTTGAAGCTCGTGAACAGGCTCGTGCAGAACTCCGCGAAGAGTTTGCACAACGTTATGAACATGACAAAACAGTGATGGTGGAAGCCCTAGATCGTATGGTAACAGAAGGTCTCACTACGCAAATTCAAGCCGTTGCTGCCGAAAAAGCACAATTGGTAGAAGATCGCGTTAAGTTCCAAGGCAAGATGAATGAAAGTGCTACAAAGTTCAACAACTTTATGGTTACTAAACTTGCTGAAGAAATTAGCGAACTGCGTAAAGATCGTAAGCAGCACAATGAAGGACTCCAGAAATTGGAAGGCTTTATTGTTCATGCATTGGCTCGCGAAATTCAAGAATTCGCAACTGACAAACGTGATGTTGTAGAAACAAAAGTTCGTCTAGTACGTGAAGCACGTGGCCAATTGGAAGCATTGAAAGCACGTTTCGTAACAGAATCTGCACAGAAAATGAGCCAATCTGTTAGCCGTCATCTAAAGGCTGAACTCAGTCAATTACAAGAAGACATTAAAGTTGCTCGCGAGAACAATTTTGGTCGTCGTATCTTTGAAGCATATGCAAGTGAATTTGGTGCTACTCATCTCAATGAGAAGGCAGAAGTACGTAAATTACACGATACCATTGCAAACAAAGATGCAAAATTGGCAGAAGCCATCAAACTTATTAGGAATGCAAAAGTTCTTAATGAGTCAAAAGAGCGTGAAATACGAATGATCAAAGAGTCTAATGAGCGTGAAAGCACATTGGCCGATTTGCTGGCTCCTCTTAACAAAGAGAAGCAAGATGTCATGCGTAATTTACTCGAAAGCGTCCAAACTCCACGTTTGAAAAACGCATTTGAAAAGTATCTACCGGCTGTTCTAACCGACCGCTCTGTAAAAGCCTCTAAAGTGATTACAGAATCCGTGTCAGCAGTCACCGGCGATAAATCTGCCCGTAGCCAAATTGAAGACGACAGTGCTGAATCTAGCAATGTTATCGACATCAAGCGTTTGGCAGGGTTAAATTAATTTAAAAGGAGACATTAAATGTCACAACAATTATTAGAAGGTCGCTGGGACGAGACCAAGGAAGCATTGCTCGAAGGTCTAAACGGTTCTAAGCGCACTAGTATGAACGTTATTCTTGAGAATACACGTAAGTACTTGAAAGAAAACGCAAGTGCTGGTTCCACAGCATCTGGCAACATCGCTACATTAAACCGTGTGATTCTACCAGTTATCCGTCGTGTAATGCCAACAGTTATTGCTAACGAGTTGGTAGGCGTTCAGCCAATGACAGGTCCAGTTGGTCAGATCCACACTCTACGTGTGCGTTACGCTGGTAACTTGACTGACAACTCAGCAGCCGCTACTAGTGTTACAGCTGGTCAAGAAGCATTGAGTCCATTCACTATTGCCACTGCATACTCTACAGTTGGCAAAGATACAACATCAACATCAACTTACACAGGCGCTAACACAGCAACGCTTGAAGGTAACGGCGGTAAGCAAATTTCCGTTCAAATCTTGAAGCAAGCAGTTGAAGCCAAGACACGTAAGTTGCAAGCACGTTGGACATTTGAATCTGCACAAGACGCACAAGCCATGCACGGTATTGACGTTGAAGCAGAAATCATGGCAGCTCTTGCACAAGAGATCACTGCTGAGATTGACCAAGAGATTCTCTTGAGTTTGAGCACATTGGCTGCTGTTGAGTACACATACAACCAAGCTACCGTTTCCGGTACTGCTACGTTTGTGGGTGACGAACACGCTGCTTTGGCAGTGTTGATCAACCGTACAGCTAACTTGATCGCCCAACGTACACGTCGTGGCGCAGGTAACTGGGCTGTTGTTTCGCCAGCCGCATTGACAGTGTTGCAAAGTGCAACTACTTCAGCGTTTGCTCGCACAACAGAAGGCACATTCGAAGCACCTACAAACACCAAGTTTGTTGGTACATTGAACGGTGCTATGCGTGTATTTGTTAACTCCTATGCTAGCGACACTGCTAACGTATTGGTTGGCTACAAAGGTACTAGTGAGGCAGATGCTGCCGCATTCTATTGCCCTTATATTCCGTTAATGAGTAGTGGTGTGGTTCTTGACCCATCAACATTCGAACCAGTCGTGTCATTTATGACTCGTTATGGCTTCGTAGAGTTGACAAACACTGCAAGTTCTTTCGGTAACGCCGCTGACTATGTTGGCGAGATTGCTGTTCAAAACTTGTCTTTCTCTTAATCAGAGAATCCACCCAGGGATGGGAAGGAAAAAAGCACTCTTCGGAGTGCTTTTTTATTGGGTATAAATATTGGTATGATCAACCAAATAAAATATTCAGGCCTATTTCCTGAGAAGCATGCAAGTCCAGTAGGAACAACCTTGGGATTACCACAACCCAGGCCTGCGTCTCCTGTTGTGCCTGTGCAAATGCAACCTGTTAAATCTTAAACAATTTCAAGTGTAACTTGATTCGTTCAACCACCGTGGCCCAGTCACCCATTTGAGGTTGACGGAACAATCTTGCAGTGGCATACCAAGGCGTGTCGTCTCTGTTCAGCAACCAGCGCCAGCAAGGTGCATAGTTGTTTAACATGATCCAAGTGGGTTTGCCCAATGCGGCAGCAAGATGTGCAGTGGCAGTGTCCACACTCACCACCACATCAAGGTTTGCAACCAATGCGGCAGTGTCAGCAAACGAGTTCACACCACCTGGAAAACAGCGTACTCCTGCTGAAACTAGTTCTTTTTCTTCCTCAGCAGTGCAGTCAGTTTGTAAATTATACCATTCGTAATCTACATGTGATCGAATCAAGCCCAGCATGGTCTCAAACGGCATGGCCTTGTGTTGATTGATCCAACTGTCGCGTCGGCCTGACCAGGCAAAGCCCACTCGTAGCCGATTTTTTACTCCCAGGTTCCTGCGCCAGTCCGCAACCAATGCAGGATCAGGATTTAAGTATTGAATCACAGTGGGCAAGTTGTCAACACGAACGTTTAACTTGCCGGGCAGGCTCATTATGGGAAGCCAGTAATCAAACGCATCACCCGGATTTTCGGCATAACCAATTACTCGCACTCCGCGGCCAATTTCACTGGATTGTATCAACGGAATTAATCCGTTGGTCACTTGCACTGTGACTGTGCCACCAATGTTTTTTAAGTTCTGTATGAACCGCACAAACTGAATAATATCGCCGTGGCCTTGTTCGCCACGAATAAAAATTGTTTTACCTGTTAAATCTTCACCGTTCCACACAGGCCACGGATAGTTGGGAATGGTACCTTTCAAATGTTCAAAATTGTGTCGTGCTTCATATGCAGGCCATCCACGCACATAGTCTCCACCCAGCAAGTAGGCCACTGACAAATTAAAATGGTGTGTGACATTGGCCGGATCCAACTGTATGGCACGTTGTAAAAACGGAACAGCGCCCACAGGATCGCCTATCTCTCTCAGCACATTGCCGTAGTTGTTGAACGCACCCGATGAGCCTCTGTCCGTGGCCATCGCTACAGCGTACTGTTGCAGGGCCTGTTCTGGTAGGTGTTGTTCTCTGTAGGTATTGCCCTGAGCAATAAGTTGTTCTGTGGTTTGCATGGCAATATTTACATGTTATTTTGACACTGCAAAAATATCAATCACTCATAAATACTTGTCAACGCAATACGGCGTTTTATGCGGAAGACTAAACCCTACCGCGTAGTGGCTAGAACCCACATCGGACTTCTTTAAGGAGAAAACAAAATGGGACGTCCTCTTAAAATTAAAAAAATTACCGAAGCTAGTTATAACTCTAGCACCGGTGCAAACCCTGGAGTTGATATTGGTTTCAATGCATTAACAAGTTTAACAGCACCGGTGTATCCAAGTAGTACTTGGACTGGCACAGAATATCTTGGTGTAGTTGGCGGTGTACAACCTACAACCGTTGCCAGCGCAGCTTATCCAATCGTCAAGTGCGAAGTAAACATTACCAACAGCTACAGTGGTCAAACACCTGGATTGATTATTCGCCAAAAAGGTTCACGCAAGTTTATGGTTGCAACAACCACAGCAATTGATCCAGCTGATGCCGTGGTTGGTGTGGCCTTGCGTATTGCTGTAGTTGGTGACACTGAATGGGCTAGTATGGGTGCTCCAGCCGGCTACGGCATTGGTACTATTTTTACTCCTACAGTAGCCTCTGCAGGCAGCACCACCGGCACAGCGCAAGAAGTTGGCACATGTGTGTTGCAAAATGATGTAACTCCTACAGCCGGCAACATGAGCATCAGTTATTTCAGCAACGACTCAACTGAAACAACAGTCAGCAAGTTGACCAACAAGTTCTTGCAGAACTTTGCCGGCGGTTGTGCAGGCGGCGGAGCCAACACCGGTGACGTTTGGAATCCAACTCTGGTTGTTGACAACGTAACATTGGTTGACAACTTCTTCAGTGACGAAGGCACAACGGCCAAGTCTGGTGCTGAAATTGACACCTGGGGCACAAACGGTTCAGAGCAATTGGCAACAGGTGCATTGGATCTAGCAATTGTAGAGAACTACACAAGCTAATTTTGTTGTAACTCACAAATCCCCACTAAGTACTGTGGGGATTTTTTATGACTATAGCATTTGTGTTGGGCAACGGAGTCAGCAGGTCCGGCCTGCCGTTGGAACACATCAAAACATTGGGAAAAGTATATGGCTGTAACGCTCTTTATCGAGAGTTTACACCAGACGTTCTTGTGGCAACAGATCGCCCAATTGCCCAGCTGATACAAGAAACAGGCTATTCTGCACGACATCGATTCTACACAAGAAAACCCATTCCCGGGCTGGGTGCTGTGGCTGTTCCCAAAGAGTATTACGGATTCAGTTCTGGTCCAAATGCAGTGGGCATTGCGGCAAAAGATCAACACGGCAGGATCTACCTGATAGGATTCGACATGGGTCCCAATGTACACAACCAGTTTAACAACATGTATGCTGGCACAGAGTTTTACAAACCCAATGATTCACGTCCAACTTTTACCGGAAACTGGGTAAAACAACTGACAACTGTGGCCAAAGACCACCCTGATACCGAATTTATTCGCATCTGCGGCAACACCACAGCACGATTACCAGAATTAGACCGGATTAAAAACTTAACTCACGAGGATTTGAGTACCTTTGTAATGCGGATAAATAATCAAAAGGATCTCTAAATGGCTACAGTAAAAAATACCAGCGGCAACTATACCATCACGGTAGCAGATGGTCTTGGACTGCTGACCATCAACGCTGACTTGGATGTGATTGGCAACATCACATACATTGATTCAAGTGAACTCAAAGTCACTGACCCATTCATTACGGTTGCAGCCAACAACAACGGTGCAATACAAAGTATGGGCTTGGTGGCTCAAAAAACAACCACAACTTTTGCAGGCTTGCGATTTAACACAGTGTCGGGCGATTGGGAAATCAGTGACAGTGTTGACGCCAATGGCGCACCAATATCTGCATATGTAACAATTGCTTCCGGCACTGTGGGCGGAACACCGGGTGCACCTGTTAACTCTGTACAATTTAACAATGCTGGCGTGTTTGGTGGTAATAGCAAATTTACATTTGATTCTGTAAATACCAAAGTGGGCATAACAGGACAATTGGTCTTGGGCAACATAGCGTCAACGCCCACAGCAACAGCAAACAGTGCCGCACTGTACAACAACACCGAAGGCGCTGGCGGTACTGGTGTGTACGTCAGAAGCACAACTGTTGACGACGAATTAATTAGCAAACGCAAGGCTCTTGCATACAGTCTTGTACTTTAAGGAATCAAAATGGCAATTACCAATACACGATTAACAACAACCACACCAACCACAGTATTTGAAGCAGTTGGACAACAGGCAATCACCACAATATATTTGTGCAACACAACAGGAACAGATGTTTCTGTCAATGTATTTGCAATCAACAGTGATGACAGTGTTGGAGCTGCTTTTGAAAATATGATTTACAATCAGATTTTACTCACTGCTGGCAGCGGCAACATAGGTGATACCTATGTTATATCAACAGAAAGACTTATACTAGACAACGGCGATCTCATTGATGTTGAAGCAAACATTGCTGATTGTGTCACTGTTACAGTGAGTTCGATCGCAGTGTAACATGGGAAATTGGGTCAAAAATCGACGACTAGAATCTGGCAGTACATCAGTGGTCATGCCAACTGGCAGCTCGGCCACTCGCCCGGACGCACCTGTGTTTGGTCAATTTAGATTTAACACCGATATAGGATTGATTGAATTCTACAACGGTGCTGTATGGTCTCCTCTGTCCGCTGGTGGATCCATTGCTTACACAGTTGATGATTTTATAGGCAACGGTGTTACCACAGTGTTCACCATGTCCGTACAGGAAGCAACAGCACAACAGATCATTGTGTTTATTGGCAGCGTGTATCAGATACCAGTGACAAATTACACAGTTAACGGTGGATTTGATATCACATTTACCAGTGCGCCGCCATTGGGTCTTCCAGTCAACGTGATTCATAGCACAACCTGAGTGTTGCATCAACTAAATACCCTATAAGGGAAAAAATCAATGGCTATTAGCAAAATTGCAGGACAGATGTTGAAGAACACTCTCGAAAGAGATGGTTCTAATCTGGCAATTTCTGACACAGTAGCCGACACCCCGGTCGTCTTTGTTGACGTTGTAAATTCCAGAGTTGGTGTTAACAACGCAACTCCTGTTCAAGCACTTGATATTGTCGGCAATGCGATAGCCAACAATCTTTTTTCGTCTAGTACTGTAAGCGCAGTTGGCAACATCACAGGCGGAAATGTCAACACCGCAGGTGTAATGAGTGCTACCGGCAACATCACTGCTAATTTCTTCATTGGCAACGGCAGTCAACTAACCGGCATAGACGCCACAAGCATACAGAATGGCAATAGCAATGTAAAAGTATATGCCAATGCAAATGTGGCCACAAGTGTGGGCGGCACGGCCAATGTGTTTGTGGTCACAGGCTCAGGTGCAGATGTCACAGGCACAGTGAGTGCCACAGGTAATATCACTGGTAACTTCTTCATTGGCAACGGTAGTCAATTAACCGGCATTGATGCCACATCAATTCAAAACGGCAACAGCAATGTAAAAGTCTACGCAAATTCTAATGTTGCTACAAGTGTAGCAGGCACTGCCAATGTGTTTGTAGTCACCAGCACTGGTGCAAACGTAGATGGCACGGTCAACGCCACTGGTAATCTTGTTGCCAATGGAGTAACGTTATCTGGCAACGCTATATCGGCAGCATCTGGAATATTGTCACTGGGCTCAAATGCCAATATCACAATCACAGGCGGCACTGCAAATTATGTATTAAGCACCAACGGTTCCGGCAATTTGACATGGTCATCGGCAGCTGACATTGGCGTAGTGGGCAATCTTATCCCAATGGGTACCAACACATTGGGCAACCTTGTTAGTAATGCTGTTACTTTAACCACCACTACCACAGTGACTGATGGTATCACACAGCTAAACACAGTGCTGGGAAAATTGGTACCACCATCTCCTGCTAATTTTCCGGGCGGACAAACACTGTCACTTTCTGGTTTGGCCACATACAGAATGGCCAATATCACACAGGTAGATAACACACCTGCTGCCAACAAAGCAGTGGCCGCTGGTGCCACTGTTACCACGATTCTGCGTGTTGCTACCTATGCTACCAACACTATCAGCACTGTTGGCCCTGGAGATACCGGTACAATCACTGCGGTTCGCAATGGTGCCAATGTGGGCAATGTGACCTTGAACGCCGGTGCGAGCCCCACAGCCAATGGCACCTACGGCGGCAACCTGGTGATCACCAATAACTTTGACTATCGCAACGCCAATGCAAACATTGCCGCAGGATTCTGGTATGTGTTCTCATCGTCTATGTCAGGAACCGCGGCACCAGCTGGTTGGAACGAAGTTTACATAGCAGATTCTGCCACAGGCAATACCAACACACCTGTTTGGTACTATGACAATTCTAGTCCTGCTACTCCCAGTTTCAGTGCTGGCACAATGACTCCGCCAGGGTCACCAACTTTATTGTATAGCAGTACTATTCCGCACTATACCAATGCCACACAATTTGCAATTTCTGCCAATGTGGCCAATGTCAGTGGCAACACATACCCAACATCAAACACCTTGGCGTCCGGTTCAGCCGCCGGAAGTTTTGCGGCACCTGCATCAGTTAACTACAGCGCCAGCAACATTGGCAGTAACGTTCTTGGATCGTTTGCAAGTGCATCATTCTCAACCACTGCAAACATAACCACAGGATTTGGCGGCAGTTCAACTGGTCCCAGCATCAGTGTCAACAACAGTTACTCAACTGGCACGTTGACATTGACCTCAGCTCTGGGCAATATTGCATTGTATAAATCAGGCTCTGCCACTGCCATCGACGAAGGCAATGTTATTGTCACTGGGGTTGGCACAGGGTCAGGCAATGCTGTTCGTATCATCAATCCTGGCTCCGGAAACACTCCTGCGTACACAGGCAGCGAAGCAAACTTTAACAGTCAAAGTTCAACACTGGAAACATACGATGCCACTGTGGTAGGCTCAGGGTCACAAGGTGTACTCAAACATGATCAAACCAATTATTCAACAGGATACTTGCCTGCAGGTCCTAACCTAAGTGCTGGCCGCACAGGAACACAGTACTTTACAATCAAATTTATACGAACCAATGTGTCAAAATTTGACATTACCTATGCTGGCAATGTGGCTGGTATATGGGTGGCATTGCCAGGATCAGTGATTGATTCCAGTTCTGGTGCCAATGGCTGGATTGCGATGACCACTGCCTATGCCGGCGCTGGTTATCCTGGTGTTAATAGTCCAGGTAACGGGTCAGATGGTTGCGCCCTGGGTGGTGTAGTTGTTCCCAACGTAAACACAGCAAGTACAAACAAAACTTGTACTTTTGGAACTGTTTCAAGTTCCAGCACAGCAACAAACGAAATCTATGTGAGAGTTGCTCTCACATCAGGTCAGTCAGTGACCGGCCTATCACTAAACGTAGCGAGTAACTAATGGCAGTCTCAGTCGCACAATACATTGACCTACTGTTTAAGAAACTGCAAGGTGTTGCAAAAACTGCCAACGCCACAACTAAAAGTGCGTCAAACGAAAGCATAGCATCACCAGCGTTCATACGTGGCGACATTGTATGGATGCAGTCTGACCAAATTACTTCCTCTGCTGGTGCAATCACTGGCATTGCTAATGCTCGTATAAACGCAAATTCTGTGCAGTGCGACCCGGACACCACTGTGCCACCCATAGGTGGCATACGTCCCACATGGCTGAGCAATGTTGAATACTGGATTCCGCAAGAGTTTGGAGCCACTTGGTTGCCAAAGGTATATGTAGGACCTGCCGCAGCCGCTAACATTCAAGCCACCGGCACACAGATATTCTCCACTGGTATTGGCGGAGTTGGCGAATATTTCTTTGATACACAAGCCGGCGTACTCAACTTCATTGGCGAAACAATTCCCACTGTGTTGACTGCAGGAAATGTGGTGTATATCTCAGGTTACGAATATGTTGGCGCTCTTGGAGTTACCAACAATCCTGGCAATGTAACAATTGGCAATTTGACTGTGGCCAATACCACAGTGTCCACAAACTTGGCCAATGGAAACATTACCCTAACTGCCACCGGCAACGGACTTGTGACCATATCTGGCACAGGCGGCATAACGATTCCATATGGTAACACCACACAGCGTCCAGATCCAGCTGTGGAAGGAACAATACGCTACAACAACGCCTTGAATCAGACAGAAATATACACTGGATCAGACTGGGAAAGTATCGGCGGTGCAATAGCAAATATTACCAATCAAACTATCACACCAGATGGATCAACTGCAACATACACCCTGGACCAGGCCGCTACCGCAACTGGAATTTTGGTCACAATTAACGGTATAAATCAAACACCCAACGTTGATTACACAGTGGCAACTGATCAAATTACATTCACCGATGTTCCGTTGACAACTGATATCATACAGATTCGATTTATTGCCACAGTTAGCACAGTAACTGCTTTGACAAACTCTGCAGGAACTGCAGAAGTAAACACCACAGCTGGCGGCAACATTGATTTTGATATAAATTCTACAACTGTGGCACAAGTGACCAGCACCAGTATATTGAATATCAGTGCTGGTCACAGTCTACAACTGCCTGCATACACAGTAGCACAGGCCAACGGACTAGGCAACGTTGCAACAGGACAGGTGATCTATGTTTCCAACGGTGCTGCTGGATCACCTTGTTTGGCAGTGTACACAGGCGGTGCCTGGAAACAAGTGACTATTGGCAGCACTATCACAACTTGATCTGCACTAAAATGTTGCAATTCTGCTAAATGTTTTTACCAGTTTGGTAAATAAAAACACAACAAACTCCCCGGTAACAAATTTATTTCACACTGTTTATTAAACTGAGCAGTGTTTATCGCCACGACTTTGGTAAATAACATATAAATTTAGATTGCTAACACGGGTGTTAGCGATTTTTGAAGTTAAAAACAAGGAATGTCATGGCTGTTACCAGAATTAAGAATAATCAAATTACAGATGCAACCATTGTTGCCAGTTCGAAACTAGTTGATTATTCGATCAGTGCCGCAAAAATCGCAAACAATCTGACCTACGGGTCAAATCTTACTGTCACAGGAAACTTGACTGTTCAAGGCAATACCACTGCAATTGACACCAACATTACCACCATTGAAGATCCGGTTATTTTACTGGCTTCCACACAGACTGGTTCTCCAGCAGTGGACATTGGTTTCATTGGTCAACGTGGTACTGCCAACAACATTGCTTTTGTCTGGGACGAAAGCGCACAGTCCTTTATAACAGCATTTACCAGCACCCCTGAGACAGAAACTACAATTGTAGTGTCAGCATATGCCAATCTTACCACATTAAATGCCAATGTAACTGCTGGATTAACTGTTGCTGGTCAAAGTAACATTGCCAACTTGACAGTGGCAGCCAACTCTATTGTGAGTTTTGGTAATGTGGTGATCAGCAACGTTGCTGATCCGGTTGCCAACACCGATGCTGCCACCAAAGCGTATGTTTTAAGCACATTGGGCAACTCATCTTTTGCCATCTCTGACGGCACAACTACAGAAGCAGTCAACGGTGGCGACACAATTGACTTTGACGGAACAACTGATCAAATCACTGTTGCAGTGGCATCAGTTACTGGCAACGTAAGTAGTGTCACCGTGGCATTGGCCAACAATGTTTCAGTGGTTGCCAACGTAACAGTTGGCAACATCTTAACAGTCACTGGAACAGTCAACAGCAACTTGGTTCCAACTACAACTGCAACTTATAACCTGGGTGCTGCTGGTGCATTGTGGAAAGATTTATATTTGTCTGGCAACAGTATCTACATTGGTACACAGACTATCACGTCAAATGCAGAAGGCATTACACTTTCAAATACGGTTGTTGCTGGCAATGTTGCCACGTCAGGCACAGTAAGTGCCACCGGAACAGGTACATTTGGCAATGTTGCTACAGGTGGTACTGTGAGTTCTACTGGCACAATCACAGGTGGTAATGTATTAACCAGCGGAGAAGTAAGTGCCACAGGTAACGGCACATTTGGTAATATCAGCACAGGCGGATCATTCAGTGTTACTGGCAATGTCACAGGCGGAAACTTGCTGACAGGTGGCCAAGTAAGTGCCACTGGCACAGGTACATTTGGCAACGTTGCTACTGGTGGTACTGTGAGTGCTACTGGTACTGCCACTGTAGGCAACTTGGCCACAGGTGGAACAATAAGTGCAACTGGCATGGCCACCCTGGGCAACGTTGAGACGGGTGGAACAATCAGCGGCGCTGGCAACATCACTGGTGGTAATATATTGACTGGCGGCATTTCAAGTGCAACAGGAAATGTGTTTGGTGGCAATGTGTTAACAGGTGGATTGATCAGTGCAACTGGCAACATCACTGGTGCTGGCCTAGGTACATTTGGCAATGTCAATGTAAATGGGTTTGTTTCTGCTACCGGTAATGTCATTGGTGACTTTATAATTGCTAATGCTGGATTTGAAGCACCTTCGGTAACTATCACTTCTACATCTGCCAACAGTGGCATTAGTTTGGTCACAAATGGAACAGGCAACATCAATGTCAACACCAGTTTCATCAACGGTGTTAAAGATCCAGTCCAGGCACAGGATGCCGCAACCAAGAGTTATGTTGATGCAGTGGCACAGGGTCTTGACCTTAAAGCATCTGTACACGTAGGCACATATGCTACACTGCCTGCTTATGTATACAACAACGGCACCAGCGGTGTTGGTGCAACACTGACAGGTAATGTTGCAGGCAACTTGACCATTGATGGTGAAATAGTTGCATCTGGTCAGCGAGTACTGGTCAAGAACGAAACAGGCGCATTTGTTAACAATTCAACAGCATCGGCTGCATTCAATGGTATCTACGTTGTAACCACAGCAGGTGCTCCGGGTACAGCATACGTGTTGACACGTGCTGTGGACTTTGACATTCCAAATGAAATGTACGGTGCGTTCACATTTGTTGAAACTGGCAATGTACTGGCTGATACAGGTTGGGTATGTACCAACAACAGTGCAAGCCCAATCATAGTTGGCACAACAGAAATTATATGGGCACAGTTCTCAGGAGCAGGACAGTACACAGCAGGCAATGCGCTGTCATTGAGTGGCACACAGTTCAACGTCAACACTGATGGTTCTGCCAATGCCACAATTGGCATTAACGGCAGTAACCAGTTGATCATTCCAGCCAGTGCTGTGCTGACAACACCAAATATTGGTGCGGCAACTGGCACAAGTTTAACTGCCACAGGCAACGTAGACGCTGGTAATGTCCTAACCGGCGGCATTGTAAGTTCAACCGGAACAGGTACATTTGGTAATGTCAACACAGGTGGACTTGTAAGTGCCACTGGAAACTTAACTGCTGGCAACATCACATCCAATGGTAATTTTGACACAGTAAGCATCAGTGCTACTGGCAATATCAAAGGTGGCAATTTAGAAACAGGTGGCACTGTAAGTTCTACAGGAACTGCCACACTGGGTAATGTCAACACAGGTGGATTGATCAGTGCCACAGGCAATATCACAGGTGGCAATATCTTAACCAGTGGTGCAGGTGGTGACATTTCTGGCACCGGCAATATCACCGGCGGCAACTTGATCACCGGCGGAATAATCAGTAGTACAGGCACTGCTACCTTGGGCAATGTTGCCACAGGTGGTACTGTAAGCACCGTAGGCAACATCACTGCAGGCGCTGGTAGTTTCTTCATTGGCAACGGTTCACAACTGACTGGTGTTAGTGCTGATTCTGCAATAGCGTTGATCAACGGTAACACCAATATCACAACTGCCACAAACGGCAACGCCAATGTCACAATTGGTGGCACAAGTAATGTAGTGGTGTTTACCACAGGTGGCATAGACGTAACTGGCACTGTGAGTGCAAACGGCACAGTAACAGGTGGCAATTTGGCCACAGGCGGCACAGTAAGTTCAACAGGCAATGCCACAGCAGGCAATGTAAGTGCTGTTGGTAACGTAACCGGTCAAACATTTATTGGTAATATAGAAGCCACTACTGTAAGTGCTACTGGTAACGTAACCGGTCAAACATTTATTGGTAATATAGAAGCCACCACAGTAAGTGCTACTGCTAATGTAACAGGTGGAAACATAATAACAGGTGGTATTGTAAGTGCTACAGGTAATGTTACTGCTGGCAACGTGATTGCAACATCGGGCAAGTTTGGCAACATTGTAATTTCAGGTGATGATATCACTGATGCAGGCGGCGGCGTTGTCAACATCAACTCTGCGCTGGCCGATGTAAACTTTGCTGTGAATGGTGACACTGTTGCCAACTTGTTGTTTGTGGATGCAGGGACAGACACCGTCAGTATTGGCAGTGCAACACAGACCACTGGGGCTATACTGGCAGTTAATGCCACAAACTCCGTACTGTTCCCAGTTGGTAACACAGCACAGCGTCCAACAGGCGTTGTTGGTATGTTGCGTTACAACACATCAGTTGATAGTTTAGAACAATACGCCTCAACAGGATGGGAAACAGTTGGTACTCCGGCGTTTACAGTTGTTGCTGACAATCAGTTCAACGGTGATGGTTCAACTGTAGCATTCACCTTGACGCAGGCCTCAACCACTGCTGGTGCTATTGTTGCAATCAACGGTGTTCAACAGATTCCAACCACAGCGTACTCAATCAGTACCACTACATTGACGTTTACTGAAGCACCTGCCGCAGGCGACGTAATTGATGTGCGTATGTTTACCACTACTACCAGTGTCAACAGCATCTCAAACGCTGCCGGCAACGCAATTGTAGCAACAAGTGAAACGGCTGCACTGGTTAACGTTACAGGTGACTTGAGTGTAAACGGAACAATTTTAGGTGGAAACATCAACAGCACTGCTATCACCAACGGCACATCAAATATGGCAGTTGTCTCCAGTGGAGGCAACATCCGCGGTAATGTAGCCGGCACAACAGTGATGACCATTAGCCCTGGACTGGTAGATATCCAAGGTAACTTGACTGTGAGTGGCAACGCAACATTGCAAGGCAACATTCTAGGCGATCGTATCCAAAACGGTACAACCAGCTTTGATATCCAATCAGCCAGTGGCAATGCCAACATCACAATTGGCGGCACAAGCAATGTGGCAGTGTTTACCACAGTTGGCTTGACACTTGGCGGTAACTTGTTACCAAGTGCCAACGTCACATACGACTTGGGCAGTGAAACACAGGCCTGGAGAGATTTATATCTATCTGGTAACAGTATTAAATTAGGTTCTGCAACAATTACCTCAAGTGGTAATAGTGTTAGTATGGGCACTGGCAATGTAACAGGTGCCAACCTAACCACAGCAGGTATTGTAAGTGCAACTGGCAACATTGCAGGTGGTAACTTGACAGTTGGAACAGGTACTATTACTGGTGGTAACATTGTTAACGCTAACGGCAACGGCATAGGTAACATTGGTAGTTCTAGTGTTTACTTCAACACAGTATTTGCCAAAGCAACAAGTGCGCAATACGCTGACTTGGCAGAGAAGTACGAAGCAGACGCAGAGTACGCACCGGGTACTGTGTTAGAGTTTGGCGGCGACAAAGAAGTTACGCTGTCCACAGAAGCAGGCTCAACTAGAGTAGCAGGTGTTGTGAGTACTAACCCAAGTTACATCATGAATGCTGGATTAACTGCAGAACACGTGGCAATGGTGGCACTGCAAGGTCGCGTACCATGTAGAGTTGTTGGACCAGTGGCCAAAGGTGACATGATGGTGGCAGCCGGCAACGGTGCAGCCCGAGTGGATAACTCAGCTCGTGCAGGCAGTATCATTGGCAAGGCCCTGGAAAACTTTAGCGGTGCTGAAGGCACAATTGAAGTGGTAATTGGTCGCAACTAAACTGTGTAAATAAGCAAGCAACAAGATAGGGTCTTTGGGCCCTATCTTTTTATATAGACAAAGGAATATAACATGGCACCGCCATTAGGAATAAAAATTGGAGCAGGATGGAGTAT